CAGCGCGATGGTGGTGCCGATGCCCACCGACGCGTCGTATGTGGCGATGCGGCTGTTCATGCTAGGCGACGCGCACGGCGTGAACGCACTGTTGTTCAGGTAGCGGGTGAACGTGAGCACCGTCTCATTGTTGTGCGAAGTGGTCACGCCAGAGGCAGGCGCGGTGCTGGATGCGGAAGCACCCTGCGTTACGTTGGTGGCCGCCACATCGAACGGTGTGGTCTGATCCACGTTCGAGTAGGACGCCATCAACGCGTGCCACGCTCCTGTGCCGGAGGCGGCCCACGTGGACGACACGCCATCGCCGTTCGCGATCTTGGTGTATACCTGCATGTAGCCAGCGCTGCCGCCGCCGGTGGTTCCACCGGAAGCCGTGCCCTGGTACGTCCACCCGGCGAGCGTGGATAGCGTCTCACCCGGGTACGGGAAGCCGAACGCCACGACCAACAGGTCTCCGTTGACATACGTTGGCGTGGTGACGACCAGCGACGTCGATCCTGATCCGTGCGATTCGACTACGTTGCGGAAGGCGGGCGCGGTCATCAGCTAACGATCAGCGTCGGTGTTGCAAACGCGCAGCGACCGAAGTCGATGGTGGGCGGCGAAACGAAGCCTGTATACCCGGCGCCAGTCGTCCACGCCGCATCGAGACTCTGGTCAAAGAGGTTTCCTCCGCCGAAGGTGGATACCGATCCCGTAGACTCAAATCCGTAAGCCACACCCTCTTGTTGGGACTGGCCGTCGATGTATCCCGGGTCGTAGATGTAGTAGGTGTTTCCATTGGGATACTCCGCTTTGAGTTGCAGCCAGCTGACAACCTTGCCGTCATCTAGGCCGCCAACGATGGTGTAGTCGTACTGCTCCTTGGTGAAGGCAGGAACGAAGTCCGACGATGCTAGCGCGCTGAAGGTATCGTCTATCTTGTTGGCCCCCTTGCTGCCGGTGAGCGCGGCGTTGTACAGGCCGATGAACGTGGAGTCGAGTCCGGTCTTGGCCAGACCTGGCAACTCGAAGTGTATGCGGTCGAACACGGCCACGGACAGCAGGGACTCGTCGAACATCGACAGCGTGTTGTAGAACGCCCGCGGCAGCGTGATGCCGTTCTTGTTGTAGATGATCGAGGTATCGAAGTACGCCCACGTCCCGTTCGGGTGCGAGAAGAACACCGAGCGCGGGTGCTTGCGCATCCACTGCATGGTGGTCATGGCGTACTGGTAGAACCCGAATCTCGGGTTCTGGATGAAGATCAGGTCGGACAGGTTGCTCAAGACCTGCGCGTAGAAGGCTTCCTCTGCGGTGTTCAGCGTCGGGGTGGATGTGGTGTACCCAAGCGCGTGGGCAACCCACAGGCGCACGTTCGACCAGTCGCTCCACGGCGTCGTATCGTTGAGCGGAACGAAGGTCAGGTCTGCGTACCCCGCCCTGGCCGCGGCCGGGGTCTGCTGGGATATGGTCAGCTTCTGCTCGTCCGGTATACCCGGCGGGTAGAGCATCTCGCGCACCTTGGCGAACGTGATGATCTGGACCTGCGGGTGGGCCACCGTGAATGTAGCGGTGGTCGTGCTGGGAAGCATGGCGTGCGAGTGGCCGTCCGACGGCGGGTAGTCGGCGCGCAGCGGGATGGCCAGCGAGTACTGCGACGCGGTCTGCATCTGCCCGGCGAACGACAGCGTCTTCATGTCGAAGTCGTTGCACCGAACGAAGTTGAGCGGAATGATGTCTTGGGCCTGCGTCAGGTTCTTCACCATCGGCAACAGGTAGAGGCCGGACAGCGGACCCAGGCCGCTTACCACCTCGTTGGTTGGGTTGAAGTACAACTCCATATCCAGCACGCAGAGGTCGCCGCGCTTGGCGCACAGCACGCCGTTTGTGAACGGGCTGGGTATGTCGTGCCACACGTATCCCGCGACCACCGTTCCCGTCTCGGATTCCTCGGGGTCCCTGACGACAGACGTCGTGCCGGCCAGCTCGTAGTCCCCCGGGTTGGTCCCGGTCAGCGTGATCTCGATCCCTACCTCCAGCAGGCCGTTGGCCAACAGGAATTTGTCTGCGCTATCCGACCCTGGGTAGATGAAGCCGGCGGCCTGGCTGTACCCAGCCTCGGCCTTCACGTCTCCGAAGTCGCTCTCTGGGTCGCCAGCGGCGCCAGGGAGGCCGGCGAAGTAGTCGGCGTCGTAGTCGATGTCGGTTTGCTTCCACACCACCGCGCACGCCTTGGTTCCGTCCGGGTGCAGCTTCCAGTCGGTGTCTGGGAAGGACAGCAGGCCGGTGTCTCCGGCGCCGCCGTAGAATTCCTTGAACTCCTCGGTCATCATGTACACCCAGTCGGGGAACGCCGGCCGGAATCCCTTGACGTACTGCGCGTCCACCGTCTGCGCGTTGTCTCCGCTGGTAATGATCTGCGAGGTCGGGAACACCCAGAACTGGCTGAAGGCATCCACGTAGATCGCGAACTCGCGCTCGCCGAACACGTCGTCCTTTACCTTCTGAATCCCCGAGGCGCGCGGCCAGTCTGCGCTGCCAAGCAGGTAGCAATACCGCAGCTTGTTCTTGCCCTGGCTGTCTGCCCACGGCACGTCGTACGTGACGTCGCGCTCGATGTTGGAGGCGAAGCCGCCGTCCACCGTGCCTGCCCTGCAGTAGTGCTGCAGAAACACGCCGGTGTTCGAGTGCATCGGTGACCACGACTCGTAGAGCAGGCGCGAGAAGTCCCCGCTGGATGCCACCTGCGTCGTGGTGACGCAGGCGTTTGGCTCGTTCGCCATGTTCACCTGCATGGCCTGGCCGATGGCAGACGCCTGCGAGGTATCCACGAAACGCTTGCCCTTGAGAATCTGCGGCGACGCGCTGACCACGCCGCCTACCGTGACCCCTACGTCGACACCAACGGTAGCGCCCATGTACGACTGGATGGTCCCAGAGATGGGGTCGGTGACGAACTCCGAGTACACCGGCTTGCCGCTGGCGAAGAACTCGAAGTAGACCGCGCCGCCCTGGACGATGCTGATGGCGGCGTAGTCCGGGTCCGGTCCGCGCGTTACCCGAATCTGGTATCCGCGCAGCTCGTACTGCTGGGTGCAGTTGGTGATGCCCAGCAGCTCCATCGCGCGTAGCCGAGCCAGCGCGAATGGCAGCAGCATTCCGGCGGATGGTCCACGCAACAGCTTGTGAACCAGCACCTATTAACTCGGTACGATGGCCTGAGTGAAGGTGTTGACCGTGAACGCCGCGCCGCTGGTAACGGCCGCCGTGCCCACGTTCATGTCCGACCCGCCCACGCCGATGGTGCCCTGCACGCGGTTCCGCGTGTAGGTGCCGACGTCCGTCAGGTCGTCGTCCGCGTGTGCCACGAGCCGGTAGAACGTCAGCGTGGTCGAAGACCCCGCGGTGCCGGTCCATGTCTCGGTCGAGTTGATCCCGATGACGCCGCCAGATGCCGTGCCGAACGTGGCGTACGAGCCGCCGTTCTTCACGACCACGACTGCGGTGCTGCCCGCCGCAGCGTCGGCCGTAGCCGGCACGCTGCCTGCGTAAAGGCGCAGCTCCATGTTCGTGAACGCGCCCTTGAGCGAGCCGGTCCCGAGCATGTAGTTGCACAGCGATGTACTCATCTTTTCAGCCATAGCTGCCTCTTTTGTTAGGCGTTACGTTGAATAATGCCTAGCGGATTAGGACGCAGGCAGGGTGAACTGAAACACGTCGATGGTGGTCGGCGCGCTCGCCACGATGTTCACGGTCGACATGTTCAGGTCGCCGCCAGCCGTAGCGATGGATCCATCCATGCGAGGCAGCGTGGTGGACGAGCCGAGGCTGTCCGTGGCGTTGCCCATCAGGCGGAACCACCCGGCCGTGCCGGATGCGATGGCGACCATCTGCCACGCATTCGAGTCCTTCGCCACGACGCCCGCCGCTGGCGTTCCGAAGTTCAGGCCGTTGGTCGAGGTGCCGAACGAGAACGAGCCGGCAGACTTGGTGACGATGCCGAGTAGCGTGCCCTGCACCGCCTGGTCGGCGTTCAGCGGTTGTGGGCCGCTGTAGATGTAGAGCACGCCGTTGGTGAATGCAGTTGTGAAGCCGGTTGCGTTCAACATGCCGTTGCGCAACCCCGTACTGAGTGAGACTGTCATGTTTCTCTCCTAGTAAACTACGAAAGGGTTATACGCAGTGCCGCCCCGTTGGAGCGCAACCACGTACCGACGCGTTCCGTCTTCCTCTATCACCGCTGCTCCGGCGCTAAGGCCCGGCGGAACGCTTACCGTGCCCTCTGTCATGTTCTCGAACGGGAGCGCCCTGCAGAGACCGCGCTTCGTCCAGAAGTACACCTTGTTCTTGAAGTTGACCATGTGGTAGCCAGGCACGACGCCGTAGCTGGCCAGCTTCACGAGCTGGTCTTCATCCCAGCTGAAAATCTCTCGATCCGTCCCGATGATGAGCGTGTCGCCCATGCCGCGCTGCGTCAGTCGCTCGTTACCCATGAAGGTGGTCTCGTCCGACGCGCGCATCTCCATGCCCTGCCCGGGGATGATGATGCCCTCACCGCCTGGGTCGAAGTGGTGGTAATGCATTGGCAGGCTGCGCCACAGCGCGGTGATGTCCTGCGCCGGGTAGTACTCCATGGTGTAGATGCGGCCGGCGAACTTGGTCGGCTTGATGCCGCGCGGGCGATTCAGGTTCCAGAACGGCAGCTCGTGTCCGAGGTTGGACGTGTCGACGCAGTTGATGGTGTCCCCGGCGCCGGCAACCAGCAGGAAGAAGGTTCCGCCGTCACGCTGGGAGATGTACACGTTCGTCGAGAACCCGGCCACCTGCGGGATGTTGGTGATCAGGATGCTGCCCGTGCCGGACCCCTGGTACTGGCTCGGGCTGCCCACGGTGGCAACCACCACGTCTGAGTTGGACGACTCCAGCCCGTTCGGGTCTACCACGGTGCAAACGATCTGGTAGGTCCCGGCGACCAACGAGCCTGCGCTACCCACGGTCGCGGTGGGCGCCGATGGGCTGGAAATGCCCCACGAGAAGGCGCCCTCTCCGGTGATCAGCCAGTAGTCGACACCGTTCGTCAGGTAGACTATGCCGTTGATTTCTTCCCAATAAACAGGCAATGTGGTTGACAATCCGGTCGCTAAGGTTGACATAATGGACATGTCGGGGGCCAGCTGAACCAGGCTCCCGTTGTCCACGATGTACAGCCGCTGCAGGTCCTTGGTGGCGTATCCGCCGGTGATGGCGGTAGCCGCATACGCGGTGGCCGTGTAGCCGCGCGCGCGGACGTACGCGCCCTTGCGCGTGATGTTCACGTTGTCGCACTGCTGCGCCCACTCCAGCGTGAGCTTCAGCGGGTCGACCACGTTGTTCAGGCCGCGGAATTCCGATACGCGGTTGTCGTCCTCCTGCTCGGTGTTAACCGCAGCGATGGGTTTCTTCGGTGGCGCCGGCATCAGTAGTCGCCGTCGTATTCATCGTACCCGTAGTTTTCCTCCGCATACATCTCGTTCTGTGCCGACAGCGGCGGGCCGAATTCCTTCTCGAACTCGGCCAGCGCGTGGGCTGACTTCTCTGGATCGTTGGTCTCTGAGTCCTGCTTCTGGTACGCGCGATGCACCATCCAGTGCACCAGCTTGATGTGGTAGCGCGGGTTGATCTCCGGGTCCACCGACGCGGTGGCCGTGCTAGTGTTGGTGGTCGAGCCGGTCGTGGTGAGGATGGTGACCTGGCTCACCATGTCGTTCAGCGGGATGCGCACCACGCTCAGATTCACCGTGTCGGCGGCCGGAGACGGCGCGTCGAACCACAGCTTCCCTGTGTCCCTGTCTGGGCAGAAGTGCATGATGTCTGCGCCAGCGCGCCCGCCGTAGTCCCATGCAGGGAACATGCGGTCGAGGTCCTTGCGATGGCGCCGCACCAGCGGCAGCGTCTTCGAGGCCAGGAAGCATTGGCGTACGAAAATCACGCGCGGATCGAGCGTGATGTACTGCGCGTTCTGGGCGAGCGCGTACTGCACGATGGCCGCGGTGGTCGAGTCCTTGAGCAGACGACCGCGCCTAGCTGCCTCGATCTGGGCCTCGTTGGCCCACGTCTTCGCGAGGTAGTCGCTCCACAGGTACGGGGCGTTCTTGTCGTCCGCCTCTTCCCTGAATAGGGTAACGAGGTCGTCTAGGTGAAGGCCGGCCATGACAGTGTCGTCTCGTTACCGCATATCGTGACCGGCCAATGCGGCGGCGTGTACGGCACGAATGGCGTGGGGCGCCATTCCCACCATGGGGTCCACGGCTGTGGCGGAGAGGGCACGAATGGGTACGGCCTACCGCAGCCCGGGCACCTATTGCAGTGCGGGCAGCCAGCCACGTTGCAGCTAGTGCCGCCGCCTACGTTGTCTTGAGCGCAACAGGTCATTTAGGAAGCTCCAGTTGTACAGCAGGTAAATCAGGTGCTTGAGTTTTTCCAAGGAGGCTCCTTACGGTCCCCCAGCCTACGTACGCGCGCTGAACGGCGTCCCACACGTCGGCGGGAAGCAACTCAACTTGGCACATGGCCGCTCCGGTTTCCTCATCCTGCGGGCAAAACTCGTGCGTGACGTGCATCCTATGGCATGGGTAGCACGGCGTGATGTGGCTGTGCAGCGCCTCGGTGTTGACCCAGTCCCTGGTCAGGTTCTCGTGCGACGAGTGGCTGAGCATCACGATCTTCGCCATGCTCTCGAACGCCACCGCGTTCAGTGTGCCGGTCTCCGGCCCGATCACCAGCTGAGACATCTTCGCCAGCGTCAGCGCCCTGCGCAGGTCTACGCGACCGGACAGGCAGCTGATGCGCGGCTCGTTCTCCCACCCCTGCTCCAGAATCTGGCACGCCTCGTCGCCGGTGAAGATGACGTGGATGTTGGGTATCTCCAGCATCATGCGCGCCACGATGGCGTCCTGGTGCGGCCAGAACTTGTGCACCGAAGACCCTGACAGCGCCCACAGTACAACGAACGGGGTCTTGCCCCGCCCCATCGGCGGCGTGTCCTTGTTCATGTCCCTGGAGATGCGAGCCATGAAGTCGTCCGCCCACTTCTGCTCAGCGGCGCTGGGATAGAAGTGGTGCTCCGGGTGAAACGGCAGCTCGCCCAGCTCGGCCATGAATTCGAGGTAGTTGCGGTTGCAGTACTTGTGCCGCACCGCCTGGGGCCACCGGTAGTTCGACCGGTCCGGGTACGTAAGGAGGGTGCCCTCTACGCTCTCGCAGAGGTTGATGTGGCGGTCGAATTGCTTCACCAGCCACTTCCAGTACGCAACCAGCTCCCCATTCGGGACTTGGTCTCTGTCCTGCACCCAAAACGTGTCGACGTTAGGGTCCTCTTTCAGGATCACCTCGCCGTCGGGGTGGCTGTTCACCACCACAAAGTAGCCCTGCCGCCGCAACTCGGGCAGCAGGGAAGCGGTCTGCAGCATGTCGCCTATCGCGCCGTAGCGCGTGACGCACACCGTCTTCCGTCCATCGACGGTGTTGGCCCGCTGATCCACCGCCTCGATGGTCTCGTCGTCCACCTTGCGGCGCACGATAACCTTGAAGTCCTCGTCCGCCGTGATGTAGAAGCCGCCCACCTTCAGCAGCCTGACGCACTGCGCCATGATAGCGCGGCCGGACCAGTTGAAGATGAAGTCGAGCGGTTCGCCCTCGATGACGCCAGAGATGTCGCTGAAGGAATCGACGGTGAAGTCGGCCTCCATCTTGGGCGGCATCTCCGCGTCGCCCTTCTCGCGCACTCCGATGAAGTGCGGGAATGCCTTCCACGGCCCGATGCCGATGTCCAGGCCCTTGCCGCGGGTGAAGCGTACGATGGCGTACTTCGTATTGCGAAGCAGCTCAGGTCCCCCTCCGGCTCTGAGCATTACTCCTCCGTCTGCGCTTCGACTTCCGACTTCTTGACCACCTTGGTGCCGCCGGATGCCGGCTTCACCTTGGGCGGCTCCTGCGCCGCCGTGGCGTGGCCATCGATGCCGAGCACCATCAGCGTGCCGTCGGCAGCATAGTGCTTATCGTCCTGCACAAACAGGCCGTCGAACGCGCCACCGATGGCGCGGCCGAACGGTTTGCTTTTGTCGAATGACATTCCTTCCTCCAATGTTAAATATATGCAACATTAGGGGGCCGAAGCCCCCTAATGCGCAATGCGTTACGCAACGTCGAGGTGGTTCGGGTTGCCGCCGAGCTTCTTCTCCTGCTCCGCGGGCAGCCTTTCGCCCATCGGATCGGAGTGCGTACCGCTGTCGTCGCTCGGGAGGCTGCCGCTCGAAACCGATTCCGCCGCCTCGCTGCCTGAGCCGCGATTCGCGTCGATGTCGGACATCGAGTTTTCCTCGTGCTTGAACTTGTCGAACATCGGATCGGAGGCGGTCTCGCCACCGAATCCGCCGACGCGATTCACTGCGTCGCGGTCGACACTACGTCCTTCAAGCCACACCGGCGCGCCTACGCTGAATCCCTCGCGCTCGCCGACGTCCTTGAAGTCGAACCCTTTTGGGTCGCCACGCACCTCGCCTTCGAGGAACGTGAATTCCCCAACGCGCCGGCTTACCTGCGGCCCCTTCCACAGGTCGCCGTTGTTGGGCGGGATAACCGGGTAGCCCTTGGAGGCGTGGTCATCCTTCGGACCGCGGACAGGGCCTTCCTTGTCGTTTCTGTCCATGTCTACGTTTTGCATCGTGTGCTCCTATCGCTCGCTCAGGAGCGATGTTCGCCCCAAGAAGCCTGTGGTGGGGTCGCCCCCTTGGTGGTCGGCCGGGTCGGCCCCACCGCTCTGCTCGAATTCGAGCGTGTGCGGCGTGCCGTCTGCCTTGTACGTGTCCTTGACGACATCGGTTTGGAAGCCGGTCGTCAGTGCCGCCTTCGTCGCTGCCGACAGCGTGTCGGGCGACATCCCCTCCGCCGGAGGACACTCCGGTAGGTTGGGAGACGTGTTGAGGTCGATGCTCGACCTATCCAGCAATTCCTTTTCGACGTCGATGGGCATCTGTCTCTCCCTTACGAGACTTGCTCGGTGTACTGGATGTCGACCGAGTAAACGACCCCGGTGGCGTCCGTGCCTTGCAGGATTTGGATCGGCGTCAGAGCCGGGACCGGAGTCGAACCCAGGTCGGCCGAGATGACCGTGCCGGCGGTAGCCGAACCGGTCAGGAGCGTGCCGGCGGTAACCGTGCCGACGAGCACCTGCAAATACGAACCCGAGGACGAACTCGTGCCGGCGGTCTTGACTACGGCCACCGCCTTCTTGAGAATTGCAGCCGAATACAGCGCGAACTTGGTCGTGCCGGCGTTGCCAGCCGCTGGGGCCGGTGCCGAGTACTCCCTGTTCAGCTGGAACTCGGCGTCATCATATTTCGCCATGTTGTCCCTCTGTGGTGTGGGGGTGAAGCGTTGAAAAAGGGCCGGCATTTAAGCCGGCCCTCCTGTCGTGCTACTCGCTTACGCCGAGGCCCACTTGACGATACGGGCGTTCAGGGAGCTGGTATCCGACGCGGTGTACGGGTGTGTGATCCCGAAGCCACCGAGGTAGTACCAGGCAATCCCACGCGAACGTCCGAAGTCCGTCGGGATGGCGCCACGCATTTCTTCCGGTACGGCGATACCTTCCGCCACCGTGTCTTGCCCGAAGAAGTACGCCCAGTTCGACAGCGTATTGGTTGTCCAATGCGCGCCTTCCTTGGCGATGTTCGTCTGCTCGACGAAACGCGTGTTCTCGTACCTGCCGATTTCCCCGTTGATGATCATCTGGAAGCCCGGTTCCACGTAGCGGTAGATCGCTTCGAGGTCGTTCTTGAGACCACGCAGGGTGCTCGGGTGCGCGATGCAGATGTAGTCATCGCCGATGTACGGAGGAATGTTGCGCTCCTTCATCGTGTCGTTGATGACCTTCACGCTGGACGCGTACAGGATCGAGCTGTTCGTTGCGGTTGCGGTGCCGTTGGTCGTCAGCACGCCCGCACCCGACGCCGTGCCCACGAAGTACAGCGGGGTAGCATCGAATTGGTTGCGCGCTGCCGTGTCGAACGCCTTCTTGGCGTCGTTCTTCAGCACCTTGCTGATGATTTCCTTCACCGGCTGCTCCGACAGGTCGTCCAACTTACCTGTGTACGGCACGCTGTTGGCGAATTCCGTGATGGTCATCGTCCCTTGCGTGATGGTGAAGTTGGTCTGTGGAACGGTGTTCGTTTCCAAGACCGTCGTACCCGCGGTAACTACGTCCGTGAACACGTTCCAGTGCATCACGTCCCCGCGTTGTTTCCCTTGTGTCGCCGCGTCCTTGATGTCAGCGAATTGGCGGAACTTCACCAACGGCTGAACAGCGAAACGCAGCACCTTCGACAGCGGTGGGCTGAAGAGGTATCCACCAAGGGAGCTTGTAGACCAAAGTTGACCGGCCATTAGGCTGTCCCTTTCTCGTGCTTGCTTAGGTTATCTGGACGCGCGCGTGATGGACGGGTCGCGTTGCCGTTGCATCTCCGCGATAACGCTTTGCGGTGAGTACGGCTCTTCGTCTCTTCCAACTGTGCGAGCGTTGCCCGACGTTACGTTGTCGAGCGATTCCTTGGCAGCGAGCTTATCTCTTCGGGTGGTAGGCGCGTCGCTGTTTATCTGACGGCCGGGATTAGGAGCTGGCGCCGCAACCTTGAACTTGCCGAGGTTGTATTCTTCGCCGAGGGTCTCGCCAGCTTTGGCGATGGCTTCTGCCTCCGACTTCCCTTGCTCCATGAAGGCAGCAACGTACTCGTCGGCCATCAGCGCGAATGCGCGTTTCTCCTTGATCTCCGGGTAGTCATCAAACAACTGCTTCAATGCACCTTCTCGATCAAGCTGTTGCTTAACTCTTGCGGTTGCCTCCGTCACCACGTCATCGAGTGCGATGGGACTGTCTGTCCGTCGTTCGGTGGGTGATGCCTGGGCAATCGCGACCGCTTCGCCGAATAGCGCGGCGGCCCTATCCGACTCCCCAACCATCAGGGCGTCGGACGCTTCCTTGAACTTCGCGATTGCTTCCTGAGCGCTCTCGGCCTTCGCCTGCGCCGCGGCCACTTGCGTGCCGGTGGTAGCAGTCCTTGCGGCCTCCTTCGCTTCTGCAACGATCTTTTCTGCTGCGGCCTTGGCCTCGCGCTCGATCTTCGAGGCGTTCGCCAGCTTTACGTCTGCGGCGCCGCCCTTCTGATACTGCGCAAGAACCTTGGTCGCCGGCACCAGCTCTTCCTTGCCGTCGATCACGACCTTCACCTTGGCGTTGGCCAGGGTGGTTGCGTCGAACACGACCTCGGACGTCTGGTCCGTCTTGTCCTTCGTCTGCGAGTCGACCTCTCCGGCGG